AAGTGCAGCTTGTAGTCGAGGTTTAGGCATAAATTCAGGGTATTTACAATTAATACATAATGGGGATAATAATATTCCTGTATTAACAGATGATTTTTATGTTTATAGAAATAATACTTGGGGTAATTTCCCTAAAACAATAAATGGGGTTACAGATTTTCCTGATGTACTTACATTAGGCTATCCGACACCTAATAATCTTTTAACTTATAGTGCTTGTATTCTAACAGACCCCTCTACATTAATAGGCTTTATAACGGCAGATTTTTGGATGGAACATACATATAATTTAATTCCAAAGATAGGAGTAACCGCAATAGGAACTTGCCCTTAAAAACATAACAAAACTTTAAATAATTAATTGTAAATATATAACAACGCACTAAAAATATAATTGTATACATATATGAAAGCGACAGAAATTTTAAACAAAGCAAAAGAACTACTTTCTATTCAAGAGGAAGAAGTTAAGTTAGCACAGGCTAATTTGGAGAATGGTACTGTTATCGAAGCGGATGAGTTCGCAGAAGGTAAAGAAGTATTCATTGTTACCGAAGATGAGCGTGTAGCATTACCGATTGGAGATTACACTTTAGAAGATGGTCAAGTATTGATTGTTGAAGAAGAAGGAATAATTGCATCAATTGGAGCAGCAGAAGAAGCACCTGCCGAAGAAGAGGTAGAGGCTGAACAAGTAGAAGCTGCCGAAGAAGAAATGGAATACGCAACTAAAGCGGAATTGTCAGAAATCAAAGAAATGGTTGAGGAAATCAAAGCGATGCTTGAACCAAAAGAAGAAATGAGTGCTGATAAATTAGCCGAAGAAGCGGTGGAAAATATTGTTGAGGAAGTTAAGGAAGAACTTTCAGAGGTTGAAAGAGTAAACCATAACCCCGAAGCAAGTGCAGATAAAGCGTTAAACCTTTACTCACAAAAACAGGGAACAACTACGTTTGATAGAGTTCTCGCAAAATTCAATAAATTTAATAAATAAACAAAAATGGCTACAACTACAACCATAAGCACTTCGTATAGCGGAGAGTTCGCAGGACAATACATTAGTGCTGCATTATTAAGCGGTTCTACTATCGAAAACGGTGGTATAACTGTAAAACCAAATGTGAAGTTCAAAGAAGTAATTAAAAAAGTATCTACTGATGACTTAGTAAAAAATGCTACTTGTGATTTTGATGCGACTTCTACAATCACACTTACTGAAAGAGTTCTACAACCTGAATTCCAACAAGTAAACCTACAACTTTGTAAGAATGACTTTATTTCTGATTGGGAAGCTATCTCAATGGGATATTCTGCACACCACGACTTACCAAGTTCTTTCTCTGACTTCTTAATTGCACACGTTGCAGCTAAAGTTGCTCAAAGAACAGAAAACTCTATTTGGAGTGGAGATACAGACACAAACGGACAATTTGACGGAATCGAAACTTTAATTGCTGCTGACGCTCTTTTACCATCTGCACAAGAAGTTGCAGGAACAACTGTAACGGCTGCTAACGTTATCGAGGAAATGGGGAAAATCGTTGATGCTATTCCTTCTGCTCTTTACGGAAGCGAAGACTTATACGTTTACGTTTCTCAAAACATTGCTCGTGCATACGTTCGTGCTTTGGGCGGATTTGGTGCAGCAGGCTTAGGTGCTAACGGTACAAACGCAATGGGTACACAATGGTGGAACAACGGTTCACTTTCTTTTGATGGTGTGAAATTGTTTGTTGCTAACGGTCTAGGAGATAACAAAGCGATTGCTGCTGAAAAAAGTAACATCTTCTTTGGAACTGGATTACTAGCTGACCACAACGAAGTGAAAGTATTAGATATGTCTGACCTTGATGGTTCTGACAACGTACGTGTAGTAATGCGATTTACCGCAGGAGTACAGTACGGAATTGCGGAAGATATTGTTACCTACGGGATTACAAACTCTGCCAACTAAGACTAAATAATTAATAATCAAAGAGGGTAGGTGGTCTTATATCTGCCTACCCTTTTTTAATACAAAACAATATGGCTTGTGATTTAACTAGAGGACGTAAAGAAGCTTGTTTAGATGCCGTTGGAGGTATTAAAGCAGTTTACTTTACTGATTACGGGGATTTAGGTACTATTACCAAAGTAGATGAAGAGATTACAGATTTAAGCGGTACTTTTACAGCGTTTAAATATGAACTTAAAGGAACTAATTCTTTTGAGCAAAGTATCACTTCATCACGTGAAAACGGAACAACTTTCTTTGAGCAGACTTTAAGTATTACGCTTAAAAAACTATCAAAAGAAGACCATAAAGAAGTAAAGCTATTGGCTTATGGAAGACCACATATTGCGGTTGAAGATTACAATGGTAATGTATTCTTAATGGGAGAAGAGCAGGGAGCAGATTTAACTGGCGGAAGTATTGCTACTGGTACAGCTTTAGGCGACCTAAACGGTTATACTTTAACTTTTGCTGCACAGGAAACTAGCCCTGCTGCATTTTTAGCTAGTCCAACGGTAGCAGACCCATACGCAGGTATGACAAGTGCTACTGTAACTATTACAGAAGGAACAAACGCTTAAACAAATCTGTTTGTGTTAAAGAGGGGGCTTTATTGCCCTCTTTTTTTTGCTTTATATTTAACAAAAAATAAAAAGATTTATTGTATATATATGATTGTACTTCAAACATCAGATAGCGACCAAACATTTAGTTTTATTCCACGTTCATACGTGAGTGGAACAACTTATACAATTAAAATAAAAAACGAATCAACCAATACAGAAGTCTTTAGTGATACCGCTACAACTTTTGCAGAAGTTGAATATTATTATCAATATACAGACACTTTTACCTTAGTAGAGGACACAATGTACACCCTTGAAATAAAAGCAGGAAGTGAATTAATATTTAGAGATAAAATATTCTGTACAAATCAAACTATTTCATCATATAGCGTAAACAATGAAGAATATACGGTACAAAGTGAAGACAACGAATTTATATTCCTATAATGGCAAGAAATAATAATACAAAAGGAGGGGTTCACGTAATAAACCTATCTACTTACAATCGTCCACAAATTTCAGAGGACAAAAAGAAAGATTGGGTAAATTACGGACAAGATAATAACTATTATCAATACCTTATAGACCTTTACACAAACTCAACTACGAACAACGCTATTATAAACGGTGTGAGTGGTATGATTTACGGAAAAGGATTAGATGCATTAGATAGCAGCACAAAGACAGATGAGTACGCTGCAATGCGTTCTATATTCCACGATAAATGCTTAAAGAAAGTTGCATTAGATTTAAAACTACTAGGCGAAGCATCATTTCAAGTATTATACAAAGATGGTAAAGTAGTAAGAGCGGAACACTTTCCACGTCAAACCCTACGTGCTGAAAAATGCAATGAAGAAGGAGAAATTGAAGCATACTATTATTTCCACGATTGGGGAAAATTAAAGCCTACTGACAAACCTAAAAGAATTGCATCCTTTGGATTCGGTAATGGTAAAGAACCTGAAATCGAAATTATAAAGAAATATGTTTCAGGATATGACTACTATTGCCCTGTGGATTATCAAGGTGGACTAGCATACGCTGAACTAGAGAATGAAGTATCTGATTATCTTATAAACGATGTAAAAAACGGCTTTAGTGGAACTAAGGTAGTCAACTTTAATAACGGTGTGCCTGATAGAGAAAAGCAAATGCAAATCAAGAATGATGTAATGCATAAGCTAACTGGTTCACGTGGAGAAAAGGTAATTATCGCTTTTAACAACAATGCCGAAAGCAAAACAACGGTAGATGATATTCCTTTAAACGATGCACCTGCACACTACGAATATTTAAGCAATGAATGTTCTAACAAGTTAATGGTTGCCCACCGTATTACTTCTCCTTTACTTTTAGGTATTAGAACAGGAAACAATGGACTAGGAAATAATGCTGACGAAATTAAAACAGCATCTTTGCTTTTTCAAAATGTTACTATTAAACCATACCAAGATTTAATCATCGATTCTATTGACCAAATACTATCGGTTAACGGTATTAGTTTAAAACTGTATTTTAAGACCTCACAACCGCTTGAATTTATAGAAACCGACAATGCCATCACAGACGAGGCGAGGGAAGAAGAAACAGGGGTAAAACTTTCTAAAGAAGATTTTCCAGATGACAAGATGTTTGAACTTCTTGACGAGTTTGGAGAGGAAGAAAACTTAGATGATTGGGTTTTGGTAGATGAAGGACCAGTTGACTATGACCAAGAAGAGGCGTTGGATAAAATTATTGGATTAGCGAGTACTGGTTCTGCAAGACCTAATGCAAAAAGCGACCAAGATGGCGAAGTTGACGGAACTAACTTCAAAGTAAGATACCAATATGCACCTTTACAAGTTGGAGCAAATAGTAGAGAGTTTTGCAAGAAAATGGTATCTGCTAAAAAGATATATCGAAAAGAAGATATTAAGCAAATGAGTAAACGTGCTGTAAATGCAGGTTGGGGATTAGCAGGTGCAGATACATACGATATATGGCTTTACAAAGGTGGTGGTGGATGTCATCATTTTTGGATGCGTAAAACATATATGGCAAAAGGTGTTAAACCTGATGCGAACAACCCAAATGCGGAGGTATCTGTAAACAAGGCAAAGAAAGAAGGATTTAAACCTGAAACAAACGACCCAAAAGTGGCAAAACGTCCAAAAGATATGCCTAATCAAGGATTCGTAAATAAATAAGAAATGGCAGAAGCATTATTAATATCGAGAAAGGACGTAGTTAAGTTTACTGCGATGAATGGAAATGTAGATACAGATAAGTTCATTCAATACATTAAAATAGCACAAGATATACATATCCAAAACTATTTAGGTACTGATTTATTTGAAGCAATACAAACTAAGATAATTGGTTCTAGTTTAGAAGGTAATTATTTAACATTAGTTAATGATTGGATAAAGCCTTGTTTAATTCATTGGGCGATGGTTGAGTATTTACCATTTGCTGCTTATTCTATTTCAAACAAAGGTGTATTCAAACACGGTAGCGAAAACGCAGAAAACGTATCAAAAGAGGAAGTTGATTTCTTAATGGAAAAAGAAAGAGATACTGCACAATATTACACCGATAGACTTATAAATCATTTAAGTTTTAATAACTCTATCTATCCTGAATACAATTCAAATAATAACGAGGATGTATATCCTGATAAAGATGCAAGTTTTGAAGGATGGGTGTTATAAAAAAGAAATACAAACCAAAACAGGAGAACGTTAAGAAATTAACTCAATACCTAAACAAAACTAATAACAAAACAATAAAAAAAGTATTGTATAAATATGGCGAATAGCATTAACTGGGGAAAAATATATTGTACAACTTATTGGGGAGATACCAATGATACTACGGATGCTATCCCAATATATTCTGCACCGACTTGTTGGGTAGAAGACGTTTTAGAATTATCAGTAGATTCAATATTATATAAAGCAGACACAACATTAATAACAGTAGACCAAACACTAATATAAAATGGCAAGAATTAACATAGGAGTAGGCGCAGAACCTAACGACGGCAACGGAGATACGCTAAGAGATGCGTTTGTAGCCGTAAACTCAATGACAACAGAAATTTATGGAGCAGACTTTGTAGATTACGACAAACTAGCAGGAGAATTTACTACAAGTGCAGCAATAGCAGCATCGGATGTAGATTTTAGTTCAGCAGCCGTATTCACTAAAACAATAACTGGAACAACCACCCTAACATTTTCTAATGTTGAAACTGGAATGGTTAAGACTTTGGTTATAAGTGGAGATGCAAGTTTAGCAATGACAGGCGTTACAACTTTAAATGGAGATTATTCAGGTACAGCTAGTAAAAATATAATTCAAATCGTATCAACTAACGGTAGTTCAGAAATGTTCGCTACCATTTCAAACGTAGCATAATATGAAAGCAAGAATAGAATCAGGTAAAATAATAAAATATTCACAGATACCAAATACAATTGTATCGAATGGTAAAACGTATGTAAATGCCAAAAGACTTGCCTCCGATGAGTTAGAGGAACTAGGATTCTTTGACGTTATCGTTCCCGAATACGACCCTATCACAGAAGTAATTCACAACCTACACTTTGACAATGCTCATCCTAGTCCTACACCCGAAGATGAAGATGCAACAAGAGAAGTATTTACCTACGATAAGAAAACAAAGGTAATTAGTGAAACAGTAGCCGAACTTAAAATAAGCCAAATTAAGGCACTTAAAAAGGTTGCCTATGATAAACTATCACTAACAGACTGGTACGCCATTAGAAAAGCTGAAAACGGTACTGATATTCCTGCTAGTGTAGTAACAGAGCGTGATGGAATAAGAAACAGCGTAGCAACAAAAGAAAGTGAGATTAACGCACTCACAACAAAGGCTTCTATATTGAAGTACGATATTAACTTCTAAAATCCCTTTTATGGCGATTAACGAAAGACTTATAGATACCAAAGTAGAAGCAGCACCACCAGTAGGGAACGAAGCAGAACAAGGCTTAATTCTACACCTAGATGCTAACGATGTAGATAGCTACGATGGAGATGGTACAGAATGGGTTGATATATCTACGTTTAATAAAACAATTCCTTTATCTGATAATGCCGATGATTTAGAATTACACCTTAACGCTAGTGATTCTACTTCTTATGGTGGTAGTGGCAGTACTTGGACTGATATAGCAGGAAATTATGATGGAACTATAAGCGGAGCATTTTTTGATATTGACAATGGAGGCTACTTTGATTTTGATGGTGTTAATGATGAAGTTAACTGGTCAACATTTCCAACTGCTTTTGAAAGCCTCACGGCTATAACTATGGAATTATGGGTTAAATTTGATACTGTTTCAGGAACGCAATACCCAATATGGTTAGGAAGACCTGCTTCGGGTAAATCTGTAAATATAGGTTTAGTAGGTGGAAAAATTCAAACTTGGGTTGGTACGGTAGGTTATCCTAGTTTATTTACACCAGTAGCAAATAAGTGGTATCATTTAGCCGTAACAATTTCAGGAACTCAACAAACGGTTTATGTAGACGGAGAAGACTATACGCTTGGCAGTAACACACAGGGTCTTAGTATGGATTCTAATGCTGCTAACGCTTTTTTATTAGGAGATTATTCAGGAGGTACGGCAGATTTTAATGGTCAAATAGGACAAGTAAGAATATACTCTAAAGCACTTTCAGCATCAGAGATAGGACAGAACTACCGACACGGTAGAGATATTGTTTATACTGATTTAATACCCGACACAGATTTAGAACTACATTTAGATGCAGCTAGCTTCCCACAATTTGGTGAAAGCGGTTACTCAAATACACCATCTACTTGGACTGCTTTAACAGGTAATAATGGTACTATAACAGGGGCAACTTTTGATTCAGAACTAGGTAACTGGTTAGACTTTGATGGCGTTAATGATAAAATAGATGTACCTTCATTTTCTCCTGTTAGTTTTGAAATTTGGGTTAATGTAGATTCTACGGCAGGTGTAGACCCATTAATGGGTCATTCTAGTATTACTTCTAATTATGTGTATTGGAATACAAACGATTTAACAGTTAACGGAATTATATTTACCAACTTAGATAAGGTAGCTAATGAATGGGTTCATATTGTTTTAGTTGAAAGTGGTTCTAACTTAAAATGTTACAAAAACGGAGAATTAATACAGACACTTACTGCTTCTTTAGGGGATTATAATCTAATAGGGGCTAGAACAGCGGGTACTGCTCAATATATAAGTGGCAAAATAGGACAAGTAAGAATATACTCATCAACCCTTACACAAGACCAAGTAAGACAAAACTATAACTTCACTAAGAATAACTATCCTAATGGGTTTGATGGTACTATAACAGGTGCTACTTGGAATAGTGGTGGTTACTTTGATTTTTCTGGAGTAGATGGCTCAAGTCGAAACAAAGTTACAACTGGACTGACTAATATTCATACTAATTTTACAGTTAGTATTTGGGTAAAAATAGATTCTCGCACAGGGTTTGAGCCAATATTTGCTTCAACAGATGGATTAACTAGTCAAGCAGGTATAATACTTTTTGTCTGGAGCAATAACGAATTTACGTTTTCTGGTTCAAATGGTACTAGTGCGTCAAGGTTTGATATTCAAGCTACAAATAACGGTTTAGGTGTTTGGCATCACGTTTGTTGTACGCAAGATTCATCTAATATCCAGAAACTATATATCAATGGGGAACTAGAAGGTACTAATTCAACAACAAGTCAGGGGTGTTCAAGCACAACATTAGGTCTTACTTTAGGGGGTTATGTTAATGCTACAACAAATGCTATTGATGGTAAAATATCTGAATTTAAAATTTATGATAAAGCATTAACTGCATCTGAAATAACAGCTCTTTTTGATAATGATAAAGCAGATTTTGGATTATAATGGAAAATTTAAAGATATACGGATTGAACATAGGAGCGTTAGCGTTTAGCTTAACAGAAATTAACCCCTTATTGCAAACCGTTGTCTTGGTTTTAACAATAGGATATACTGCTATTAATATCTATAAACAGCTTAAATGAGAAAAAAAGACCTAATACATTATAGTGGAGCAGCAGGGATATTTATTCTTGTTGTTCTTTTATTGCTTTACCTAGCAAATAATTCGATACCTGCCGAGAACAAAGATATATTTGTTTCCATTACTGGTATGATTGTAGGAAGTCTTTCAGTTGTTATTTACGCCATCATAGGTAAGAACCCCGAAGAGGTGTCTGCCTTACAATCTAAGGTCGAATCTCAACAAAAGCATATAGATATGCTAGTACAGCAAAAAGATGCGTATGAGGCTCAAATAATAGCCTTACAGAACGATATTATCGACAAGCTGTCTTTAGCAGGTTCGGTAGCCTTTGACACTATATTTGAGTTAAAGAATAAAAAGTAGTATATTAGCAGTAAATTACTAAATTATGTTACACTTTGAATTATCCGAATTTGATAGCCCTGATGAAATCGGTAGTGGTTCTAATATGGACGTTACCCTTTTACAGATGCTCGATGATGCAAGAGGAATTGCAGGAATACCATTTAGAATTACAAGTGGATTTAGAACACCATCTCACAATGCCTACGTTGGGGGTGTGCAAGGAAGTTCACATTTGTATGGATATGCAGCCGATATTGCCTGTAACAATTCAGCAGATAGAGAGGTTATACTTAACTCACTTATCAGAGCAGGATTCCGCAGAATTGGAATCGCCAAAACCTTTATCCATTGTGATATTGACTTTGATAAACACCCATCAATATGGTTGTACTAGAACAGTAGGAAATACTTTAAATGAGTGATAAGAAAAAATTCAAAGATACAAAGGTCGGTCAGTTCTTGCTTGACAAAATTCCATCCGTTGTTGGTAGCCTTGCTGATGGTCATCCCATTGGGAATGTGGTTCGCACTCTTATTAGTGGTTCACAAATGTCCGACGCTGATAAAGAAATTGCTCTCAAAAAACTAGACCAAGAAATTCACGAGTTTGATGGTATTACTAGACGTTGGGTAGCAGACAGTAGAAGTAATTCTTGGCTTGCACAAAATGTACGTCCTTTAACTTTAGCCTTTTTAACTATTGCTTTTGTTATTGGTTGGGCGTATCAATTAGAGGGCTTAGATACCGTCAAAGAATTGCTTACAATAGTTTTTATAGGTTACTTTGGTAGTCGAGGTGCAGAGAAGATTATGGGTAATAATAAGCATCGTTAATAACTTTTACTTAAAAAAGTTTACATTATTCAAAAAAAAGTCCGAACTTTGGTGGGTGGAGGCTAATAATATGTACCTTTAAAGATATGAAAAAAGATATACAAGAAAAAGCATTAGAAATTGCAAGAGAATTTAATTTAAGTATTAAAGAAAGAACAAATGCATTGTTAAAAATGGACTGTAATATGTACACAGAATTAGGTACTGATTCAACAATTAAAGAAAAAAAAGATGTTAAAGCAACGTCAAAACAAATTTACAAGTACATTAAAGGAATAGACGAAGCAAGTGGGGATTTACTTTTAAGAGCTTTAGACAATTAGAAAGACAATGCCAAAAACAGCAAAGAAACCTACAAGAAGCAAACTAATTAAAAAATTAGATGTAGTCTTTAGTCAATGGGTAAGATTAAGTAATGCAGACCATAGAGGATTTTGTAGATGTGTTACTTGCGGTAAAGAAGGACATTGGAAAACAGGAGGCATACAAGCAGGACACTTTATAAGCAGAAAACATTACTCAACTAGATGGGATGAACGTAATGTAAAACCTCAATGCGTAGCTTGTAATGTATATAAAGCAGGAGAACAATATCAATATAGTTTATATCTTGGTAATAAGTTATCCAAAGAACTTTACGAACTAAGTCAACAAATAACTAAATTTACAAATATAGAATTAGAGGAAATGATTTCAGATTATTCTAATAGACTGAAAAAACTTTCTTAATATTTTTCTTTTAATTGTTTGTTTTTTAAGGGTGGGAATTAATTTTCTTGCCCTTTTTGCTTTTATTTAAAAAAAAAGTGTAACTTTACATAAATAATTAAAACAAACATTATGAGTAAACAATTAACATTACATCAAAAGCTGTTTAACTTACAGCAAGAAATTGGAACAATTAGCAAGGATGCTAAGAACCCATTTTACAAGTCAAAGTATTTTGACATTAATTCACTAATCGGGCAACTACAACCTTTACTTAAAGAAAACAGGCTTTTATTATTACAACCTATTTATGGGGATAGTGTAGAAACAACGATAAGGTGTATTGATACAGACCAATCTATAATATCGAATTTAAAACTACCTGAAATATCAGACCCCCAAAAAATCGGTTCTGCGATTTCATATTACAGAAGATACACATTAGCGAGTTTATTAGGACTACAAGCGGTAGATGATGATGGCAATTTAGGTAGCGGTAAAGTAGAATCACAAGTAGAAAAAAAGTGGTTAAACGAAAACACCCCTGAATTTTCTAAAGCAATAGAATACATTCAACAAGGTGGAAACGTAGAAGACATAAAGTCAAAGTATAAGGTTTCTAAAAAAGTACAAGATGCCTTATCTAAACTGTAAAATAAAAACCGTATATTACGAAGGAAAACACAATAACTATAAATTTAGAATACAATGGAAAAAAAGACAACAGCAATCATTAGCGGAAGTATCGAACTTACTTCAATTGATAAATCAAAGCTAATACAAGGAAAAAATGGAAAACAGTATTTAAACTTTACTGCAATGGTTCAAAACCAATCAAGCTATGGAAACAATGTTTGGGTAACACAATCGCTAAGTAAAGAAGAAAGAGAAGCAAAAGCAACTGCAATTACTTTAGGTAATGCAGCGGTAAGATGGATTTCTGACGAGGGTATTAGTGTAGCCGAAAAAGATAATGAAATTACCAATACGGTACAGAACGAAGCGAGAGAAGTAGATTTACCATTTTAATTTAATTGGGGGTGTAACAACCCCCTTTTTTTATGACACCAAAAGAATTAAGACAAGATGAACCAATGCCATACGATTTTTGGAATTACAAAGTTAACCCCATTATGGGTTATTATGTAGAACCACAGGGCAGGGATATAAAACAAGAATCATTAAAATATGGGCTTAGTCCATTACCAAACAAACAATGATAGCAAAAGCAGCAAACTTAGAGAAAAAAATATTAGACGTTAAATATGGTAGAATTAAAGAGGGGTTAAAATTAGATATTCCTGAAATGGACGAATATTTACGTTTTAAGCACGGCAATTTTAATTTACTAATTGGACACGCGAATGTTGGAAAGACTACGGTTTTAACTTATCTTTTTACCGTTTGGGCTGTTAGACACAATTTAAAGTTTTTAATTTGGTCTAGTGAAAACACACCACAAAGCATAGTCAGAAAAATAATAGAATTTAAGATGGGTAAACCAATACAAACCGCAACTGAAAAAGAAATATCGGAAGCAGTTAATTGGTGTGATTCTCATTTTAAGATTATAGATGTAAAAGATTTAGTTACTTATAAAGACTTGTTGAAAGAAGTAAACGATATTAAAGATGCTTGGGATTACGATGCTTTAATGATTGACCCATATAATAGTTTATCAATAGATAACCAACTAATGAGAAGCGTTGGAGGACACCAGTACGATTATCAAGTAGCATCAGAGTTTAGACTTTTTACAAAAAATAGAAATGTTACTTTATTTTTAAATGCACACGGCGTAACGGAAGCAATGAGAAGAACATATCCTAAAGGACACGAATACGAAAACTTGCCTCAACCATTATCAATGAGCCAAGTTGAAGGAGGGGGAAAATGGGGTAACCGTGCTGACGATTGCTATTGTGTACACAGAATGACAAACCATCCTAGCGAGTGGATGTATTCAGAACTACACGTACTTAAAGTAAAAGAAACGGAAACAGGGGGGAGATGCACACCATACGAGCAACCAATGAGATTAAGAATGAGCAAAAACAATGTAGGATTTGAGTTCTTAAATAGAGATATACTACATAGTAGGCACACAGATATTAACGAAATAATAGACTTCTAATGATAGCAATAATTTTAACTTTATCAATAATAGCAGTCCTCTTTATATTTTGGGGGCAATTAAATAACGCAGAGATTCAAATAGCACCTATTGTTGGGATTGTATTCGGTGCTTTATATTCAAGTGAAGACTTTGAAGATGAAACTGAATACATTTTACAATGCTGTATTCTTTGCATAAGTATTCAAGTAGTATGGGCGACACCAAATGGCTTAGATTAGTAGCCGAAAGGCATCAAGAGTGGATTAAAATAGTTCATTCTTTTGGAGAGTACACTTATGCCGAAGACTTGGTACAAGAGATGTACCTCGTTATTTTAAAATACACTACCCCTGAAAAGATTATAAAGGATGGGGTAGTTTCAAGAGGGTATATATATTTCACACTTCGTTCCCTCTACTTCCAATATTACAACAAGAAAAAGAAAGTTACCAAAGTCAGCCTTGACGATGAAGAATTTTCAATACAGATTCCCGACTTTGACCACATAGAAGAACACGAAGCATTCCATAGGATATGTTTGCTAGTTGATGAGGTTGCAGATACTTGGGGATGGTACGACAGAAAGCTGTGGAAACTATATTCGCAGACAGATATGAGTATGCGAAAACTAGCAGCAGAAACCAACATAAGTTGGGTAAGTATATATAATTCATTAAAACACCTTAAAGAAGATTTAAAAGATAAACTAGGCGAAGATTTCGCTGATTTTAAAAACCAAGATTATGACAGAATTTAAAGGAGACAAAAGAAGTAAAGAGTACAAAATTTGGAAAGCTAAACACTCATCGGAAAGCGAGGGCTTAGGAGATACTATTCAAAAGATTACCAAAGCAACTGGAATAGAGAAAGCTGTAAAGTTTATAGCAGGAGAAGACTGCGGATGTGATAAACGTCAAGAAAAACTAAATGAGATATTTAGATACGATAAACCTAAATGCTTAGAAGAAGACGAATACAACTTGCTTAGGGATTCAATAGAAAGTAAACAGAATAAATTTACAGCCGAAGACCAAAAGAAATTCATTAGTATATTTGAAAGGGTGTTTGATACTAAGGTAGTGGGTTGTTCTTCTTGTGCATTTAGAAGTACGGTTTATGAGAAATTAGTTAAATTGTATAACACTTATAAATAAATGAGTTTAATTAGAAATAGTAAACTTGTTAATCAAGCCGTAGATTTTACTGGTGTGCAAAATGGCAAGATACATCCAAGCGATGTAGACTTTGTGTTTGAGTTTAGCAATCAGATATTAATACTAGGCGAAGTAAAAAGAAGATATAATAAAATTCCTAAAGGACAAGAATACTTGTTGACCCGAATAGTTGACAGATGGGGAGATGGTGGATTGGTTCTTAAAGTAGAACACGAGCATAAAGACGAAGATACAGATATACCTCTAAAGGACTGCTTTGTTACTAGACGTTATGTAAATGGTCAATGGAAAAATTACGAGTATGGAACTGAACCAATTATTTTGTTTTTAAATAAAATAGGTATATATTACGACAATAAAAAATGCCAGTTCTAATGAGAGATGCAATGCAAGAGAAGTTCGACAACCTAGATGACTTGAACCTTACTACTAACCTTTTAATCATTCAAGAGAATGTATTAGCTTGGTGTAAAGCAAAACCTGATAATGAAAAACTAAAAGAGGTGAGAAGTGCCATTATTCAAATATCATTACTAACTAATAAACTTTTATTGGACAGGGGAAATTATCATATTGCACTTGACCAGTACAGAAGTCGAAGCACACGTTCAATACAAAGAGCAAGAAATGCAGATGAAGAAGTATTAAGATTAGAAAAAGAATTAGAAATATATAAAAATAAAGAAAAATTAGGATTATGAGTGATTCAGTAAGTAAGTATTTTGAAAACGCAAACGCTACAATTCCTGTCGACCTTAGACAGACAGACAAGATAGTAGATGATGTTATAAGCCGTTTTAAGCACCGTTCAGAAGTTGGAGTACAAAAGTATGGCACTACACTTTATAATTCCCCTGATGGCTTCTATTCATTCTTAAATCATCTACAAGAAGAATTAATGGATGCCACTTTGTACATCGAGAAACTTAAACAACTTAAATGAGAGCGGAAGACTTAACCAACATATTAATATTTATGGAAATGTGCTTGGAAGATGGAATAAGCGAAATGAACGTCAAGTTTGACGAAAACGGAATAACAGCAATAACACCAGTAGAATGAAAGAATCAACATTAATAAAAATGCAACAGGACTTGAAATTAACACAACAAG